TACGCCCTAAACTATCTTATCTCAGGGGACTTCTACAAGGGAGTCCCTTTGGGAAAAGTAACAGTTTTTGCAGGCGAATCTGGTGCAGGTAAATCATACATCTGCTCTGGTAATATTATTAAAGCGGCACAAGAACAAGGTATATTTGTTGTCTTAGTTGACAGTGAAAATGCACTTGATGAAAAGTGGTTGCTTGATTTAGGTGTCGATACGGGTGAAGATAAACTTCTAAAACTCAACATGGCTATGATTGACGATGTGGCAAAAACCATTAGTGAATTCATGAAAGAGTATAAAGTAATGCCCGAAGATATTCGTCCAAAGGTATTATTTGTAATCGACTCGTTGGGTATGTTGTTAACGCCTACTGACGTTAATCAGTTCGAAGCAGGTGAGATGAAGGGCGATATGGGTCGTAAACCTAAAGCACTTACATCACTTGTTCGTAACTGTGTCAACATGTTTGGTTCGTGGAATGTAGGTATGGTTTGCACAAATCACACATATGCATCACAGGATATGTTTGATCCAGATGACAAGATTAGTGGCGGACAAGGATTTGTGTATGCAAGTTCTATTGTAGTTGCTATGAAGAAACTCAAACTGAAAACTGACGCTGATGGTAATAAGACTACAACTGTTAACGGTATCCGTGCAGCCTGTAAGATTATGAAAACTCGCTATGCAAAGCCGTTTGAATCAGTTCAAGTTGAGATTCCCTACACAACGGGCATGAGTCCATTCAGTGGATTAGTTGATTTGTTTGAGGCCAAGGGTATGTTAAAGAAAGAAGGCAACAGTCTTGTTTACACAACTACTGATGGTGAAACAATTAAACAATTCCGCAAAGCCTGGGATCGTAATGAAAAAGAAGGACTATCAATCATGATGGAAGATATTTCCAAGAACGGTGGAGTAACTCCCGAGGTAGTAGTATCAGAAGATATCGAGGAAGCATAATGGAAGAACAATTAATCTTTGAAATTTGGGATACATTTAGAGATCACATTCCTGAAAAAGGTCGCGATACGGCGGCTGCACAATTTGTTGACTTTCTAGTAAACAAAGATGTTGATGCAGAAGCACTCGAAGGTCTTTTAGGATATGATCCACATCTTGACGCTGCCATTGAAGTTATTTTGGCTGAATTCCGAGATGACGGAGGCGTTGACGAGGATGATGATCGATATAACGAAGAAGACGAGGACTATTAATGTCTTGGTATTCTAAAGTTAGTAAAGACATTTCACATTTACCAGACTGCATAGAATACTTTTATAAAGAACTAGATAGCGCAAGAGCCGAAGTTAAGATCTACGGAAAAGTAGAGAAAGCTTCGGCTTCTTTACCTGGGATTGTTGAACAACGGTTTAATCAGTTACAGGAAATTGAAGCAGTTCTTGAATATTTAAATATTGAACTAAGACGCATTCGAAGCAAAGCCTTCAAAAAATATCTAGAGAGTTATCAAAGAGCACTAAGCAGTCGAGATGTTGAAAAATATGTCGATGGAGAAGCAGATGTAGTCGACATGGAAAAAATTATCAATGAATTTGCCATGTTGAGGAATCAATGGTTGGGCATTATCAAAGGACTGGACATTAAACAGTGGCAACTTAGCAATATTATCAAACTCCGAGCAGCCGGACTAGATGACATTTCTCTTTAACAAAAATAACTTGATTTTCTTGTTTTTTTAGTATATAATATTAAGATGAACATCGAAGACCTAATCATTCTGTTAGCTACTCGCTGCCAAATGAATCCATTTGACTCTAAAATTGTTTGGAGCTTCTACGATCAAATTTCTAGAGGATCTGGATTCACTGAAAAGCAGTGTGGCCTTGCAATTAAAATCCTAAACAGACATTTACCAAAAATAAACGATGCGTTAGGTAAAGATGCGGGCCCGTTTTTAATAAATCCAATATTTAGACTTGGAAAAAGAACAGTGAGTTCACTCAAACGAATCAGCATTGTGCCTCATGAAGTTTTCATTAAGGCAATCAAAGTTGAATTCCCATTCAACGAACACCTTGTTGAACAAATTCGTAAAGCACGAACAAATTTACCACATGCTGGATGGGATAAGGATGAAAAAGCATGGATTTTTTCATTGCACGAGCGAGCCATACAACTTCTTGGTAATTTTATTACCAGTGATGACTTCCAGGCCGATGACGAGTTCCATGAGTATTTGGCACAGGTTAGAGAAATTGAGAAAAATCTAGAAAAATATGTTCCAATGGTTTCATATAGAGAAAAAATTCCAAAATTTATCAATTTTATTCCAAAAATTGCCCCACTCGAAACTGAGTCAGTAGTTGAGTCATTGTTCATTGCAAGAAAATTAGGTATTCATACTTGGGATGAAAGCGTATCTTCATATCTTGCCGAGCAACAGGTCAACAATTCGATTATGGCTTTCTTGGATACGCCACCTCAGGACCCATTTCCGCTAAATCTTGAAGAAAATTCCATAAATGACATTAAAGAGATTGTAAGAAATCTGAGCCCTGCAATTTTTATTATACCAGGGGGCAGTGAACTTGAAAAAACTAAACTCAGTATCGATCTATTAAACTCAATCGGTGTTACTAATTCAGAAATTAGCATTTTATTCCGATTGCCCAAAGAAACTGGAGAAATCTTTAACACATTTGTAAAAGATTTGTCATTGAACAATCCGGTCAATAACAACACTAAGGCTGTGATTATCAGTAGCAAGATACCCAAAACTATTATAGACCCTAGTATTAAATTTAATTGTATTGTAAACTTTAATTTTTATAGTGTGCATTATACGATTAGAGAATTTATCAAACACCATGAAAATGTAATCCATATCATGGAGAAAAAATCTCAAAGGGATGTCAATTTTGCCTTCATGTAAAATCATAATTAAAGACGAAGTCAATGTTAAGATTGAAAATTTAGATCTTGATGCTCGTAAGGCATTGGTCAAGAAATTCAAGTATGAAGACCCTACCGCACGGTATCGCCCGGCCTATAAATTAGGCCGATGGGACGGCACTATATCATTCTTTGGACTTGGCGGAACAACATACTTGTCAATGCTACCTCAGGTGTTAGCATATCTCGAATCTAAAAATTATCACATACAATTAGAAGATCAAAGAAATCCAACAGCCCTGCAATTTGACCAAATTTCTGAGGATTTTTGGGGTGAAAAATGCTGGCCTGTAGGGCATCGGTTTGCAGGCCACCCAATTCGACTTCGTGATGATCAAGTTGAAGTTATTAATAAGTTTTTAGAAAATCCTCAATGTATACAAGAAATTGCAACAGGGTTTGGTAAGACTATTACCACTGCAACTTTGGCAAAAATCTGTGAAAAATATGGTAGAACAATCACTATTGTTCCGAATAAAAGTCTTGTTGAACAAACAGAAGAAGACTTTATTAACTGCGGCCTTGACGTTGGAGTTTACTACGGAGACAGAAAAGATATTGGCAAAACACATACTGTCTGCACTTGGCAAAGTTTGAATATTTTAGAAAAAAAATCACACGATGACGACGAAATTTTAACTCTTGCTCAATTCTTAGATGGAGTGCAATGTGTCATGGTTGACGAAGTTCATATGGCCAAAGCAGAAGTTCTTAAAAAATTATTAACACAGAACTTAGCCAACGCCTGTATTCGTTGGGGGCTAACGGGGACTGTGCCAAAAGAAGATTTTGAGTTTCAAAGTATACGTGCAAGCCTAGGAGAAGTGGTGCATCGCGTAGCTGCTCACGAATTGCAAGACAAGGGCGTGTTAGCACAATGTCATGTTAATGTAGTGCAAACCGCTGAATGGAAAGAGTTTGGCAGTTACGCAGAAGAACTAAAATTCTTAGTTACTGACAAAGATAGAATGACCTGGATCTCTAATCTAATTAAGGAAATTAGTAATTCAGGTAACACCCTTGTCCTAGTCGATAGAATTGAGTGCGGCGAATTCTTGCAAACTCACCTAAGTGGTTTGTTCAGCGTGTTAAAAGAAGAACCCGATGTTGCATTCGTTTCGGGCAGGGTAAAAACTAAAGATAGAAAAGCAGAATATGATGAAATTAAAACTTCTACTAATAAGATTATTGTGGCGACTTACGGTGTGGCCGCTGTGGGTATTAATATTCCTCGTATTTTTAATTTGGTTCTTCTTGAGTCCGGAAAGAGCTTTACAAGAGTTATACAAAGTATTGGGCGAGGCATTAGAAAAGCAGACGACAAGGACTTTGTCCAAATCTGGGATATCACTGCAAGCACGAAATATGCAAAGAGACACCTTACACAACGGAAGAAGTTTTATAAAGAAGCTAAGTATCCGTTCGAAATTCAAAAAGTGAAATATAACAAATAATGCAAATCTTAACCTTAGAAAACAAAACGTTCTACCTTAACGAACTACCAGAAGAAGTCAATGACGATCTTAGATTCTCTGTGCTCGATAACAGTGACAATCAAAACCCTGACTACTTTTTTATTCCATTAATTTTCTTAGAAAGTTTTACAGGACCCGCCGCAGTATTAAAAATTGGTCCACATGAACTAACAATGCCACTAGATTGGTGCACCATTGTAGGTGACCCAGAAGGTCCGGATATGGAAGTGCTGCCGCTAACAAGCCTAAATGATCGAGGATTTAAGACATTCTGTTTTAACCCACTGAGTAGTTTTAGACCAGAATTTCATGAGATTGATATCATTGACATCTATCAAGATGTTAAATGGTATTTTCCTAAGATGAAAGCAGGACAACTACTAACAACTCCATTACATGCAGGTGACAAGCCAGTGTGTTCATACTTTGTCAAGGAAGTTAGTCGTCAAAGTGAAATTGTTGATTACACAAGATGTTGGTAAAATATGCCTCAAATTTATGAAAGCCCCGATGGCGGCCAAACAGTTTATGTAAGAGAGATGGGTAGTAAAAATAAGAAACTACATTATGTAAGCCCGGCGAAAACAGCCGAAATGAAGGAAACACTACTTACACAAGAATGGCTTGATATTAGACACACAGCTAAGGACAATCCTGCCTTGCAAAAGTCCGTAGATCACCTTATAATGATGTATAGGTTAATAAAAGATGGCAACAGCAAAACTTGATATAAAAAGAGAACTGCGAGCAGTTGACACTAGAGAATACGAATTCTATGATGGTCTTACTGATGAAGAAAAGAAAGCATTCAGTCCTTTTATTCTCATGCGTTACACAAGTAATGTCCAGGGCGATCAGGATTTACAAGCATGGTTTCTAGAAACTACTAACGAGTATGTTAATAAAAATCATTGGATATTAAGTAAAAATCACAAACCGTTGTTGTGGAAACTATTTGCAGCAACTGGTGTTGGCCAGAGTATGTATCATCCTTATCTTGCCGCAGGCAAGAAAGGTAAGGCTAATAAGATTGAAAAACTTTTAGCAGAGATTTATCCCGCAAGGAAGTTAGAAGATATTAAAACACTGGCATCGATGATGAATAAAGATGACATTAATGAGTTGTTTGACAAAATGGGATTTGATAAAAAACAAAGAAAAGAATACGAATGATCAACTTGCAAGAACAACCTTTTCTCTGTGAACATTGTAGCAAGAGTTTTATGAAAGAAAAAACTCTAGTTGCTCACATGTGTGAAAGAAAGAGACGTGCTTTACAAAAAGATGAAAAGCGTGTTCAAGCTGGTTACATGACTTACAATAGATTTTATCAACTTACTCAGAAAAATAAAAAACTTAAAACATATGATGAATTTTGCAACAGCGCATATTACAATGCATTTGTAAAATTTGGCAGTTTTGTTAACAATGTAAATCCTATATATCCCGACAAGTTTGTTGATTATGTTATTAAGTCTGGAGTAAAACTGGATCATTGGTGTAGAGACGAATTATACGAGCAGTATCTTTATGACATGCTCAAAGTAGAACCAGTATAAGCCGCGGTTCAAAGAACATTACAATCTATGATGTCTTGGGGTGATGAAAATAATGCAAATTTTGCACACTACTTTAAC